AGCTGCTCAGCAAGAGCGCGTTCGCTCTTTGCTCGGCGGCGGCAAGAATCGCGTAAATTAAGTAAAATAGTTCGAAGGCGGCAGGGTCCTTTCCTGCCGCCTTATTTAAGGGGAATTCATGGTCTATCGGTGCATACTACCAGATTGGGCAGCGAAAGAACGCCCTGACTTACGCAGAGTCGTTGAAGGTGAGTTTACCCATGAGCGCCTGAAAGAGCTTAATTCCCAAGGCTACAATTGTTATTTTCTGCCCAATTATCCTAGCGTATACGATAGCAATACTACTGTAGACGGCTCCTCTATTGATACATTCAATTTTGTATTTTGTGATATGGACCTTAAGGAAGGGAAGCATCAAAGTAAAGACTCATTTTTAGAAATAGTCGACTCATGCGGAATTACGCCTACTTATGTCTCAGATTCGGGGCACGGGATACATGTCTACTGGGCGGTATCCGACCTAGACGCAATGAGCTTCCTCAAGCTTCAGCGCCGCCTCTGCCGTAAATATAACACCGACGAAGCTGTATCTAAGATCTATCAGCTTATGCGCGTACCCGGTACAGTCAATACCAAAAACAAAGATCACCCAGTACCCTGCGTAGACTTACACTCAGGAGATGCCCTTTATTCATGCGAAGAACTGGATAAGCTCCTTCCTCCTCTGACATTCGAGGATGAGCTTTATTGTAAACAGCACTATGACAAGACTTATAGGCTTGAAGAAACAATCAAAGTAGACGACAAGCTTCCTATTAAGTTCGCGCAATTGCTTAGAAACAACTCCGAAGTGAAAGAGATATGGTCTGGCGGCCTAGGCGATAGAAGCAAGGGCGATTATCGTCTAGGTCATATTATGTTCGCCAACGGCTTTACTAAAGAGGAAGCGGCCTCAGTACTAGTGAATAGCGCTAAGGCGATTACAAGAGCCCCTGTACATCGAATTAACTACGCTCAAGGGATTATTGATAAGATATGGACCTTTGAGCTAGGCAACGATAAAGATTCCTTAACGCTGTCTAGCACTGTTAAGGAAATTTTAGAAAAGCATGGAGACGCTCTAAAAGGCACTAGGTTCCCCTGCCACAGGTACCTTGATGCTACCCTACACGGCTTCAGACTTGGGCAGGTTATAGGGCTTGTGGCGGGGTCTGGCGTGGGAAAAACAGCTATGGCCTTAAACATGTTTAAAGGCTTTGTCCAAAACAACCCCGACTACGATCATTTTTTCATACCCCTTGAGCAACCAGCCAACGAGATAGCGGATCGCTGGAAGACGATGTGTGGTGGCAACCACGCCCTATACGAGAAAGTGCACATCATCAGCAACTACGAAGATAACGGTAATTTCAGGCACCTGTCCTTTGATGACATTAGAGAATATATCCTTAAGTTTCAGCAGGTTACCGGAAAGAAGATCGGCTGTGTTGTTATTGACCACATCGGCGCCCTTAAGAAAACTACAAAGGATGGAGAAAACCAAGGGTTAATGGATATATGCCACGCCATGAAAGCCTTTGCTGTGCAGACCAACACTCTTCTAGTTATGCAGTCCCAGGCTCCGAGAGAAAAGGCCGGAGCAGGCGACCTCGAACTTGGAAAAGACGCCGCCTACGGCACGGTATATTTCGAATCCTATTGCGACTTCTTGATTTCTATATGGCAACCCCTGAAACGGTGCCACGCAGAAGAGGGGTGCCCTACGGTAACGGCGTATAAATTCTGTAAAATAAGACATAAGAATGTAGATGAGGACGACATTCAAGAGGATGTCTGTTACCGCCTATTCTTTGAGTCTAAAACTGAGACTTTTAGAGAACTTACGCAACAAGAAGAGAAATCATTTGACTTTTTCAACAATAAAGCTACTAATAGTAGAAAGAAAGACAGAAAGACGGATCTAGTTCCGTATAAGAGCACTACATGGACCAAAGGGGATCTAAATGGAGCAATACTCGTACAAGATAATTGATAAGAAGTTTGAAGAAGCAGAAAATGAAATGAAGGAGCAAGAATCAGATGAACAAACCTACGGATATTATATCGAAATGCAAAGTGCTCTTTATGGAGCTGGAAAACTTATCACTAGAACAGAGAGTGGAAGCGCTGAACAGGATTAGATCAGAACTTAATGAACACAGCCCATTTAAGACTGAACCTATTGATTGTATTCAATGGGTCAAGACTGATAATGTGACGGCTAACGATTACAATCCTAATAGCGTTGCTCCTCCTGAAATGAAACTACTTGAGTTATCTATTAAAGAAGATGGGTATACCCAGCCTGTAGTTACGTGGAAAAGGGAAGACGGAGCTCAAGAAGTCGTAGACGGCTTTCATAGAACTCGAGTGGCTAAAGAGAGTAAAGAAGTACGCAAGCGTGTACTTGGTTACCTCCCCACGGTTGTGATTAACAAAGCCCGTACTGAACGGTCAGATCGAATGGCGGCTACTATTAGGCATAATCGCGCTCGAGGTAAACACAGCGTAGACTCTATGTCTGATATTGTGGTAGAGCTTAAAAAGAGAAATCGTAGTGAAGATTGGATCGCTAAGCATCTTGGAATGGATGCAGATGAAGTACTGAGATTGTGTCAGATTAGTGGCCTGACCGAGATGTTTGCTAATAGCGAGTTTTCTAGATCCTGGGATATCGATACCGCCGCAGAGGCCGGAGAAGTTGAGACTCTAGAATGAAGCGTATATACCATCCGTGGGATAAGTGGGAAGACTATAAATATAATTTCTATGGAGGAGCAAAAGACGACTATCCAAGAGATAATACTCTAAAACTATACGCTGCTCTTCTGAGGGATTTACCAGCATTTGAGAAGGCGCCAAAGGAGAGCGAACTAGATGTCTGAAAAGTTGGTAATCGTCAAAACGCCTGAGCAATTAGAGGAGCTAATAGAGTATGTCAAAGACAAAGAATTTATCGCGTTCGACACAGAGACAACAGGAGTCGAAAAAGAAAGCCAAATCATTGGGCTCTCATTATGCGCGGATGTTGAACTTGCTTATTACGTTATCCTCTCATACTGGGACCCAACAACAAGTAGACTCATTGACCTCCGAACAAAAGAAAATATTAAAACGCTACTTGAATATCTCCTGGATAAGGCTCTCATAATGCAAAACGCAGTCTTTGACTGCGCCATGGTTCAAAATAACTACGGGATAGACCTGATGCCTAGTGTCCATACGGACACTTTGATCTTAGGGCACCTTCTTGATGAAAATCGAAGCAATGGACTCAAGGAACGTGGTGTCGAGCTTTACGGCGACGAGGCTGCTAAAGAACAAAAGATAATGAAAGAGAGCGTCCTCAAAAATGGGGGCGCCTTGAGTAGGGATAGATACGAGCTGTATAAGGCAGACGCCGATTTGATAGCGTATTACGGAGCTAAGGATGCAATTCTAACTTTGAAACTGTTCTACAATGACGTTCCTCAGCTATACGAAGAGAGCCTAGATAGGTTCTTCTATGAAGACGAGTCCATGCCCCTTTTACGGGGTCCGACCTACGACATGAATACCGAGGGACTCAGAGTAGACCCCGATGCTCTCCAGAGGCTCAAGGGCACGCTTGAGGCAGAATGCCTAGAAGCCAAAGCATTCATCTACAAAGAGGTGACGCCCTTAGTAAAAGACAAGTACCCCGGAACCGGTAAAACTAACCAGTTCAACATAGGATCTTCAAAGCAGCTTGCGTGGCTTCTTTTCTTTAAAATGAACCTGACCTTCAATAATCTGACCAAGAGCGGTAAAGAAGTATGCAAAGCTCTTGGCATGAAATTGCCTTATACAAACCAAGCCAAACGTGAATTCATCCAAGCCGTGGTTGAAAATAAAGGCAGCTTGTATAATAACTCCAAAGGAAAAGCAGTTAAGATCAATGACCCTTGGCACTACATCGCCTGCGGTAAAGAGACTCTTGTAAAATTCGCTCCAAAATATAAGTGGGTAGAAAAATTCCTGGAGTACGCCAAGAATACCAAACTTCTCAATACTTACGTTATGGGCATTCAATCTAAGATGCGATACAACGTAATTAGACCTAGTTTTTTGCAACACGGCACCACATCAGGGCGCTATTCTAGCAGAAATCCCAATTTCCAAAATTTACCCAGAGACGATAAACGCATTAAATCTTGCATAGTAGTTAGGCCGGGTAATGTATTTGTAGGCGCGGACTACTCTCAATTAGAGCCCAGAGTGTTTGCAAGCATGAGTCAAGATGCTACGCTTATGAAGTGCTTTGAAAAAGGAGAAGATTTCTATAGCGTAGTAGGAGCGCCGATCTTTGATAAGTCTGCATGTAGCTTATTTAAAAACGATCCAAACTCATTTGCTAAGAAATATCCTGAGTTGCGGGATAAAGCTAAAGTCATTGCATTAGCAACAGCGTATGGCCGCACCGCATTTCAACAAGCAGGCGCGTTAGGCATTACGACTGATGAAGCTCAAGATCTTATCGATGCCTATTTCAGAAGCTACCCAAAAGTAGAGCTTATGATGCTAGAAAGTCATGAACAGGCCAAGAAAGAAGGGAAGGTTTTCAATCTCTTTGGGCGTCCCCGTAGAATGCCTGAAGCTATGGACATCCCTAAGATCTACGGCCCTCATACGCCCCACGCTGAACTCCCGTATACAGCTAGAAATTTGCTGAACCTATCTATGAATCATAGAATCCAAAGCACCGGGGCTACGATAATGAACCGGGCCGCAATTGCATTCTGGAAAAGGTGCAAAGAGCTAGGATGGAGTAAGGTCAAAATAGTAATGCAGGTGCATGATGAGCTTATTATTGAAGGGCCTGAAGAGCTAGGCGAAGAAATAGCTAAAGAGCTGAAATGCGCAATGGAAAATACGTCTGAGCTTCCGGGCGTTACTCTTTTGGCGGAACCTAAGATCGGAAAAACTCTAGCGGATCTAAAATGAAGTCTCGCCAGGCCAATCTTGTATCTTTTCAATAAGTTGTATTGAGTACCTGACGTAAGTACTCGAATACACTCATTTTTTATTTGCTTTCTAGGCCATCTATAGGCAGACTCATAGTTAAGAAAGGTAATAAAATGAAAGCAAAACTCCTTAACATTCTGTCCGCCCTACACAAGCCATTTAAACGTATCCGTAACCTCTTCCCGTCTGCAGTCCCTCAAGGAGTAGCAGAATTCGAAATTTGGTCATTGGACATTATCCAAACATATAACTTCCCTGATAACGATAGCGTCCGATTCGCGTTGGCTACCATGGTTCTTCATTCAGGACCGACGGCAGCTTACGTATCTAAGCACTATTTCGCACTTATGGTTAAAGCAGGCGCGGCCAAGCAAGTCGCTTCGCAGGTTTTCCAAGACATCAAAATTAAACAAAAACAAGCAGAAGCTACTGCAACTCAAGCGGTAGCAAATGTCCAGTCCGTTCAAAACTAAAGAATTCCTTAAGCTACATAGGGACTGGGCTAAGAAGCTTAAGAAGTCAGGCTTCGAAGACATTGAGCGCAAGGAAGGCATACTCAAGACTAGCTCATTAGAGAATGTAAGGAACCTCTATAGCGTAGAAAAGTTCAACATTAAAGAAGAGTACTACAGACTGGCAGGTCAATTTCTACACGAGTACAAATTCAAGACCCAGGTAGATAAAAAAATCTGGGAAATGCACTCAGAAGGCGTAAGCGTAAGAAACATCATTAAAAAGCTTAAGCATAGGGGCGTAACCGCTTACAAAGACTTGGTTCATGGCACTATCAAGCGATTAGCTGAAGAGATGAAAGAATATGCAAGAAACAGATAAGGTAGAAAAAGAGAATTTAATAGCTTTTCGCCCCGGCAATCTAGAGGACGCCAGCTTTATTTTCTCGACTTGGCTAAAGGGCCTTAGGTTTGGTAATGACTGGTATAGCCTTATCGACTCCAAGGTTTACTTCTCGGTCTACCACAAGGTAATCGAAGGTATTCTATCTAAGCCTAATGTTTCCGTCAAAGTTGCCTGCCTTAAAGAAGACCCAGGCGTTATCTTAGGCTACGCAGTTTACTCAGGCACTAGATTAGACTGGTGCCACGTCAAAAAGTCTTGGCGCAATATAGGTCTTGCAAGGGACCTAGTGCCACAAAACATTACTACGGTGTCGCACTTAACAAGTGTAGGCCGCAGTATACTGAAGAAACGCGAAGGCGTGTCTTTTAACCCGTTCAACTACGATTAAAAAGGAAAAATGAAATGAGCGAAGAAACTAAAACCCGGACTGTTGCGGACATTCAACAGGAGTACCAACAAAGCTGCCTCCGCGCCGGCCATCTCCAGTACCAAATTGATGCATTGTCGAAAGATCTCAGCCTTTTGAATAGTACTATGCGCGATCTCAACCTTGAAGCCGCTGACTTGAAGGCTAAAGAGACGACACAAGCCGCCCCAGAAGGAGCATCTAATGTCTAATAAAGTAGTGTATGCTAAGTTGCATGCGGGCGTTTTCATCCCGGGCGTAGGTAATCTTGCTGATACGCTGCCTCCGCAAAATAAAACGCTTAAGAACCTCAGTATGACTAAACAAGACGACGGTAATCTTCAGCTTACGTGGGAAGACGAACGCACAGCTACAAAGCAATCCGCTGAAGTCGGCTCAAGTAACATTATCGCTATTGGATATGCTCCAGAGAAGATTGTAAAGAGTAATGCGTAAGCTCATTCAGGGCACTAAGGATGCGCAGGGGATCTATACCAAAGATACCCCTGCGCCTGACTTAGGACCTTTCAAACTAGAAAAGTTCTTATTTAACAAGCAATTAAAGTTTGTAGAGGACCCGCGCCCTTACAAAGTAGCGGTGTGCTCTCGCCGTTCGGGTAAGACCGTCGCTTGTGCGGCCCACCTTGTAGACATAGCTAAGAAGAATAAAGACGTAGTATGTTTATACATCACACTTTCTAGAAACAATGCTAAAAAACTCATTTGGAAAGAAATCGAAAAGATCAATCGCCTTTATAAGCTAGGCGGCGTCCCTGACAATACCGAACTGTCTATGACCTTCCCGGACACAGGCTCGGTGATTTATCTATCGGGCGCCAAAGACAAGTCTGAAATTGAGAAGTTTCGTGGTCTAGCCCTTAAGATTGTTTATATCGACGAATGCCAATCCTTCAAATCCTATATAGAGGACCTAGTAGACGATGTTTTGGCTCCGGCTCTTTTGGACTACGCCGGAACCCTAGTGTTAATCGGGACGCCCGGTCCTATCCCGGCAGGTTACTTTCATGATTGTGCGGTAAAGTCCGATGCATGGTCTCAGCATGGATGGACCTTCTTTGATAACCCGTTTATCGTAGAGAAGTCCAAGAAGACGCATCAAGAGCTTCTTGAGCGAGAGCTTAAACGGCGCGGAGTTAAGGCAGAAGACCCGTCTATCCAGAGAGAGTATTTCGGGCGCTGGGAGCTTGATAGTGACTCTCTTTGGATACACTATGATAAAGATATCAATCATTACACAGAGTTACAGCCTAGAACCAAATACAACTACATCATGGGCATTGACTTAGGCTATGAAGACGCCGATGCTAT